TGGATGACGTAGGATAGGATTAAAACATGGCATCAACATACTCAAGCTCACTTAATTTAGAAATCCAAGCTACCGGTGAAAACTCTGGAACTTGGGGAACAATTACAAATAACAATTTACAAAAAGTAGAATCTGGTATTAAAGGCTATGTCTCTGTTGCAGTAGCAAGTACAACTGATGCTTTAACAGTAGCTGATGGTACAACTGCGGATGAACAAAGTAATGCTATTATAAAATTAACAGGTACCTTATCAGGCGATACAACAATGCAATGTGAAGCCGTAGAGACTTGGTATATTGTTGATAATGCAACAAGTATGAGTACACACACTCTAGGTTTTAAACCTGCAGGTGGTACAGCAACGAACCTTGTAGCAGGATCTAAACACATACTCTACTCTGATGGTTCTGTTATGTTTGATGTTTTGGCTGACGCAGGAAATATCAAGGCCAACGGAACACTAACAGTATCAGGTAACACATCTCTTGATGGTGGTACTTTTGTTTTTAATGAATCAAGTGCTGATGTAGATTTTAGAATTGAAGGTAATGGTGATGCAAACTTATTTTTCACTGATGCAGGTAATGATAGAGTAGGTATAAAAACAGCTTCTCCTTCTACAGAACTACATGTTGTTGGTGGTATTAAAGCAACAGGTTCTATTGACTTTGATGGTGGTGGATTTACTTTTAATGATTCAGGTGCTTCAGTAGATTTCAGAGCTGAAACAAATACTTTAGCTAACGCATTTTTTATTGACGGTTCTGCAGACAAAATTGGTTTTGGAACAAACACACCTGCTAATGCAAGTGTAGAAATTAATCAAGCTAATACTTCAGGAGCTATTGCTTGTTTATCTTTGGATCAAGATGATCAAGATCAAGAGTTTCTATATTTTGAGGGTACTTCAGCTAGTGATAGTAGTGCTAGTTTATCTTCTTCAACTGCTGAAGCTAGTAGTAAAGCAGGAGCATTGAGAATTAACATAGGCGGAACAGATCGTTGGATTAGATTTTATGAAACAGCAGTATAGGAGCTACAATGCCTTTAACAAAATTGCAAATAGCACCTGGTATAGATAAACAAAATACTGAATACGGTGCAGAAGGACGATGGGTAGATTGTGATAATGTTCGTTTTAGATACGGACTTCCTGAAAAAATTGGTGGTTGGACAAAAGTAACAACTGATGCACTTGTTGGTGCAACTCGTGCTATTCTAACTTGGTCAGATCTAAATGGTGTTAAGTACGCTATGTACGGCACAAACAAAAAACTTTATATTTATTCTGAAGGAAGTTATGCTGATATAACTCCCACTCGTGCTACAGGTAGTATAACACAATTTGGCACTACTAATACATCTTCAACGGTTACTGTAACAGACGCTGATCACGGAGCATTGATAGGTGACTTTGTTACTATATCTAGTGTTAGTGGAGCTATTGGTGGTTTATCACAGGCTAATTTACAAGGTGAATTTGAAATTCTTACAGTTCCTTCTACAAGTACATATACAATAGAGGCTCCTGCAAATGCTACATCAACTACAACAGGTGCAACAGCTACAGCAACCTATCAAATTAATACAGGATCTGCTGTATCTTTGTTTGGATATGGTTGGGGTGCAGGTACCTGGGGAGCATCTACTTGGAACTCAACAAGATCAGGATTAACAGGAGGACAAGGTGTGTTGTTGGAATCAGCAAAGTGGTCTCTTGATACTTGGGGAGAAGATGCTTTAGCATTACAATTTAATGGTGGTCTTTATTATTGGGATACATCAAGTGGATTATCTAGTAATTTAGCGGCTGTAACTAATGTATCGACAGCTCCTACAAGAAGCAGATTTATGCTTGTGTCAGGTGATGACAGGCATGTTATTTGTTTTGGAACAGAAACAACAATTGGTTCAACAAACACACAAGATAATATGTTTATAAGATGGTCTGATCAAGAACAACAAAATGTTTGGGCACCTTCTGCAACCAATACTGCTGGTTCTAAAAGATTAGTAGATGGTAATTTTATTCAAACAGCAGTTAGATCTAGAGGTGCTGTACTAGTATGGACAGACACAGCTTTATATCAAATGCAATTTATCGGGCCTCCTTTTACTTTTGGTTTTAATCAACTTGGTTCTGCTTGTGGATGTATAGGATTACATGCTGCTGTTGATGTTGGTGGTAACTCGTTTTGGATGGGCACCGATTCTTTTTTTAGATTTGATGGTGCTGTACAAAAAATACCTTGCACAGTGCAAGATCATGTATTTGATGATTTAAATCAAAATGCAAAACAAGATATCTTTTGTGCAGCTAATACAGACTTTAATGAAGTTATATGGTTTTATCCTTCTAAAAATTCTACACAAATAGATAGACAAGTTACTTTTAATTATGCAGAAAATTTATGGTATGTAGGAACGTTAGCTAGAAGTTCTTGGGCAGATCGTGGAGTTTATGATGAGCCTTATGCCGCAGAGTTTGAATCACAAGATACAACAACAACTATTTCTACGATTAATGGATTAAAAGCAGGACGTACTTTTATTTATGCACATGAAGTAGGATCAAATGATGATGGAGCTGCAATGTTAGCTCATATAGAATCAGGTGATGTTGATATTGCAGATGGTGATCAGTTTATGTCTATATCTAGAATCATACCTGACTTTAAATCACAATCAGGAATTGTAGATCTAACATTAAAAACAAGACCTTACCCTGCTGGAAATCAAAAGTCTCATGGTTCTTTTGATATAACAACAAGCACAACAAAAAAAGATACAAGAATTAGAGGTAGACAACTTGCTATAAGAGTTGAAAGCGATGCTATTGATGATGATTGGAGATATGGAACACTTCGATTAGATATTAAACCTGATGGAACTAGAGGACTATAATGGCAAAAATACAAATACCTAGATTACCTCAAGCTGCACAAGAATATAGTCAATCACAAATGAATACAATGATACAAACTCTTGATCAAATGATATTTCTACTTAATAACAGTTACACACCTGAAATATTACGAGATGAAGATGAGCAGATAACATGGTTTTTAGGATAGATGGCAAACTTATATACTAATTATAAAGCTAATTTATCAACAACAGCGTTGACTACAGTTTATACTGTAGGCACTGCTACAACTGCAATATTAAAATCTATTAGAATATCTAACAAAGATGTTAATAATAACTGTAATATATCGTTATTTTTAGTTGACTCTGATGGTGTTAGTTTTCCCTTAGAAACCGATAGAACTGTAAAAGCTAAACAATCACAAGAAATTTTAGCTACAGGAGCAGTTCATGCAGGGTTTGGATCTGTTGATTCATCGCTAGGCAGTCCTACACCTATAGTTTTTAAAGAATCAGAGATTTTAAAAGCTCAGGCACAAAATGGTGGTGATTTAACAGTGATTGTAAGTGTTCTAGAAATAACATAATGTATTGCAAAAGGAGTGATAAATGAGTATAAATGAAGATACAATCGTGGTCGCTGGGAAGAAGGTTCCTAACGTTATAGATGTAGAAAGTTCTACAACTATTAAACACGCCTCAACAGGGAAGGTGTACGAGTCAGAAGACGAAGCTACATCAGATGTCAATGACCCTGCTACCGAAACAACTGAATCTGATATAAAAAGAGATGTTGCTATTTCGGTCAATAAATTGCCTGATATATTTGGAGGAACGAATTAATTATGACTCAAGGACTTGGGGTTTTTCAAGAGCAAGTATCTAAAATTGCTGACTTAGGACGATACGAAGATACCTATATTGCACACGTCGCTGAAGGCGAAACAGTTGTGCCAATGGATGTATTAGATTCTAATCCTCGGTTAAAAGCTTTACTCTTTAATCAAATGTTATCTATGGGCATTGACCCAGAGCGTTACATTGTAGGTAACGAACTCAACTCAATTAATCCTGTTACAGGACAACCTGAATTTTTTCTTAAAAAGATATTTAAAAGTGCTAAGAAGGCACTTAAAAAAGTAGCACCTTACGCAGGTACTATCGCAGGAATCATGGGCCTTGGCCCAGGGTACTCAGCTTTGATTGGTGCAGGTGTACCACTGTTAGCGGGTCAAGGAGCAGGATCAGCTCTTGCAGGTGGTCTTGGTGGTTATGGTGCGGGTAGAGCATTTGGTACAAGTACGTTTGCAAGTAAATTACCTGGACAAGAAATGTTAGGTAAAATACCTGGTTTTGGAAGTATACCTGGTAAAAATGAATCAACATATTTAAATTTTCAAGAAAACTTATCTGGAAAAAAGGCTTCAGATATAAGTTTTAAAGATCGAGAAGCAGCAATTATGAATAATGCAAAACTAGATGATGCACAGAAACTCGAACAAATTAATGCGGCTAAACAATTATATTCAAAAGGTATTTTTAGTAATCCTGCCTCTATAGCTACATTAGCTGCAGCAACAGCACCTTTACTTACGTCAGGTTTGAGTGAAGATAAACCAATGGGAAAACCTCCTGGGTTCTATGATATTCAACCTCAAAGCCCTTGGTATGGTAGCTTTGGTACTATTCAAAGAGCTTACGGTGGTGATATTGATTATGAAGAAGCTTATGCAGACGGAGGCCTGTCAAGCTTAGATGAGTTTCCAAGAATGAATGGTCAGATATCAGGACCAGGTGGACCTAAAGATGATTTAGTACCTGCAATGTTAAGTGACGGAGAGTTTGTAATGACAGCTAGAGCTGTAGAAAACGCAGGAGGGCCACAAGCCATGTATAATTTAATGAATAGACTAGACCCTGATTCTTCAACAGGAATGGGAGTAATGTAATGGCTGAAGATACACTAACACAATATTCGAGACTTGCCCCTTACATAGAAGAAAGAGGTAAACAATTACTATCTGCAACATTTGGTGATCCTAATGCTGTTCAACAAACAGGTGAATCTAATGAGGATTTTCAAGCAAGAAAACTAGGTAGAGCAGGTGTTGCTCAACAGGTTCCTGCTTTTCAAGTTGCAGGACTTACACCTCAGCAACAACAAGCTATGGCAATGTCTAGTCAGGGGATTGGTCAATATCAACCTTTCTTAAATCAAGCTTCAGGAACAATAGGCCAAGGTATTTCAAGTATAGCAGGATCTCAAGGTATGTTTGCCCCAACTGCAGAAGGCATACAATCTTACATGGATCCTTATCAACAGAATGTAACTC